ACGAGGGTCAGGGTCGCTTCTGCCACGCCCGTATTCGCTGTGATCGTAGCCGTGATTGCTCCTAATGCCTGCGCTCCAGTTGCAGCATCGTCCCGGGCTTCCCATGCCGCCCCGACACTTGTGGCCGCGGCTGCCATCGCCCCGATTTCCCAAACAAGAAGAGCCTTGCGATATTTCTTCATGTTGTAATATATTGGAGTCGAGGCACCGTTAAGGGACTGCGAAACCAGTTGAGTGTCAACCTTTAGCCTCTCGCTTAAAAGGTTTCCCATATTATTTCTCCTTGATTTAAATTAGGAGAGGGACACTAGGCCCCTCTCGGGTTTGTTACAGTAATACTATGAAGGGGCTGACCTGTGAAACGCCATCGCGCTGCAGAAGCGGTGTGGTCATCCAGGGCTGTCCGTCCACATTCCACCATGCCTTGATGATTGTTCGGTTGGATTTGAAATAGTACCCGTCTGACATATCAATGGAAATCCCCGATCCGTCCTTGATGAGGTAATAGTCGAGATCAACTAGAACCAGGTCGCCCTGAGCTCCGAGTACGGGGCTCTGATCGTTGATTATGAATGGCATTCCGAGCAATGACCCGGGTGCACCATCTCTAGCATTCGGCTGCCATACGTTATGGTTTCCTGCATCGACCATTGCCATCAACTGCGGGAGGAGCGTCTGTGAGCCAATCCATACCCCCCGACCCCCAAACATGAAGGCCGAATACATAGCTATAATATCAGCATAGACTACCCCGAGGGCTCCTGTCCTTGCGACATTAATCGTCGATCCATGACCGATGATACCCGCAGGCTGTCCCACGCCAGTTCCGGTCAGGAATGTATCCTCTTCGGCGCCGATGATCGCTTTTCGAAGCAATGAAGAAATCAGGGCTCCGGCTGCGGCCGAGTTGCGGAGCAGTTTGTCCGTCACAACCACATGGGCTGCGACTTCCTGGGGCTCAAGCTTGACTTCGAGCAATGAAGGCTCAGTTACGGGCTTGTCCCCACCTTCTGCAATCCAGTTCACGGTCACGCCGGAATAGACGCCATTTGCACCCGACTGATCGAGTGCGGGCATTGTGATTGCCGCGTCAGGCGGATCACCAGCGGGAATAACGTTTGCACGAGGCCGGAATATTGCCGATGCTACGTCAATCTGAAGCATGGTTTGTGAAAACTGTTCGGGAACGATAAACCCACCGGCTGCGCCCACGCCCATCGACATAACACGCTTCTCGCTGTCGGTCACTCTCTCGCGATACTGCAGGACCGGATTCGCAGGATTGAACCGAACTGCCTGGAGGAAATCACCGAAACTACGGAAGCCCGCGGGTTCTGGGTCACTCGTCGGCGCCTGGATAGCAGCCGTTATCTCTTCGGGAGTGCTTCCCGTTCTCTGGCTTTGAATATCTTGCGCTTCTTTGATCTTTCGATCATAGTCCGCAACACTGGCCTGCATCTTCTCGACTTCTGCCAGCTCGGTCTCGTTATATTCGCGGTTCTCTGCAACGAGTTCATCAAGTAGCGTTTGACGCTTTGCCAGGATTTCGTCCTTTTCGCGCATCAATTTTAAAATGTCAATCATTGATTTGTCCTCTCTTTATAAGATTTACGTATCTGCTCGAGGTTGTCTCTAGCATCCTGGCGAACTTTTAGCACCGCCGTGCCCGCCTCGTCAGGCGCCCCTGACTCCGGCTTGTTCCGAAATGCCAATTCTTTACATCGAGCCTGTACGGTTGTATCCTCATATGCCGGATAACTTACCGGCGAATAATCATATAATGTTCTAAACTCAAGGATCTCACGGACCTCGACTTCTACCTCGCCGAACTTCTCATACATCCAGTGATCCTTTTCTACATCGAAGGCGAAGGACATCTGATCGATGACGCCGTTCTTGATAGCTTCGTGTCCCTGGCGACCCCATACCGTTTTAGAAACATCAGCCCGGATGAATACACCCTTCTCGTCCTCTTTCGCTTCTAGTGTCCCGTTCTTTCGGGCCGCCATCGGTTGCCCGCTCTCATGGTCCCATAAGACGAGTTCATTAGACTGTTTAAGCGCATTGGTCGCGGCCCCTTTGCGAATAATCTCTTTAAAGCACCAAATATCGGCATACTGCTCGTATACAATCGGGTAGCCCTCAATAATAAGTTTGCTATCCTCTTCAAGTGCCCTGATTTCAGTAATCGGGAAATACCGTCTTTCCGGTTCCATTGTTTATCTCCTAAAATGATTTAACCCGTCACGGCCATGATGCCACAGTCGCAACCATCATGGTATGGGGGATGAAAATGATTGCTTGTTATATTCAGCGGTCCATCGGCTCCGTCTGGCTGAAATGATCCCGCACTCAAGAAGGGTTGCTCTATGCCGACAACCTTGCCATTAAGCTCTTCGCAATAGGGACAACTTTTATCATATGACATAGATACAAGATGCGTAATACCCGCAAGCGCGAATACGGAGCGTGTAAAAGCATTCTCAGCACGCAATGATTCCCTTTCTGCTATCTTGCCGGGGCTCGTTTCTTCCCACCCGGCCAGCCGCTCCTCGAGCGCTTCGGCCACGTCAAGATGCTGCTCTTCGGCGTCCCTGATTACCGCCTTGAGTTGTCCTTGTGATCCGTCAACGTGTCGTTTGACAAACGATTCCCGATATTGTGATTTGAATCGGTCATATTGTATGCCGACATCGACCTCGCTTCCTATCTCTTCTAATGCAATCGGTGAGATGGCATCGGCATAAGATGTCAACAGGGGGGCCGAGGCTACGTCGACTTTCTCCGCAAATGTAGGATAAAAGCCCTCCATCCAGACCTGTAACTCCGTTGCATCCTTTTCACCGAGCATTTTCTTGATTGCCTTACGGATCGCTTTGACTTCAGCGGTAATAATCCGTTTACCGTATGCCTCGAATTGCGGTTTATAGGCAATTGTGATCTTGCGCCGAAGTGCCATTGTCCTCTTCTGCACTATCTGAGCCGAGCGTTTCTTGAACTCCTCTGCGCCTTCGGTTCCTATCGCCGGGGGCTGTTCCGTAATGACACGTTCTTTATTAATCATGTTCAACGGCAACATATAAATCTTACCGAGTCCATTCGGCTGTGGGTTCATATCTTCGAGGGCGAGTACCATGTCCGCATTGAATACGCCCCGGTCAAGCATGGCAGTATAGAATTCCGTCCGTGCCGTTATATCCCCGCGAAGCAGACCCTTTAAATCAAACTTTATGTAATGAGTTTTCCGTTCGGTCTCATCAAGCAGACTGATATTCATCGCCGCTTCAATCTGTGTCGTGATCGGCAAGAGTGAATATATAACGAGCTCAATTCCCTGGTGCTCGATATTACTGAACGTCGCTCGGCTCAATTCTCGCAGGATATGCGGGGGAAGATTCGTCCATCGAGCCACTTCGACAATCGAGAATTGCCGTGATTCAAGAGCCTGCGCCTTGACCGCATCTATTGCATTGGGGGTAAACTTGGCCCCACCCGATAGAAAAATAGCTTTCCAACTTTCCCCGAGCGCTCCATATTTGTCATTGAAATCAGCCTGAAGGCCTTTGCGGACCGTTTCGTCCATTTTCTGTTCATGCTCGATAAATCCGCCCGCCTTCGTTCCCTTGCCGAAAAAGCTCGCCGCAAACTCGTCCTGTGCTTTGGCAATCCCAAGCGATTCACGGGCGTAGTGTATAATCCCCTTACCCGTGATCCCATCCATGCTTATGTGCGGTATGTGAAGCATATTTTCGCTTGGTATATATGTCTGCTGTCCATTACCATAATGTGTGATATATCTATCCGGCCGATCCTTGTCAATCCATGTCCTGTCGGGTAAGAGCGGAAATAATGCCTGATTCTGATAGTTTTTTTTCTCTAAAAACGTGTACCAGTTGCCCCATAAATATTTGTGCATAATCGAGGTATAGATCCATTGCCATGCAGTCAATTTACTTTCATTCGGCTTATTACGAAGTCTATCATAAAGTGGATGATTGACTGCGGGTTCTCTGCCCTCATCTGGCAGCCGTCGATAGATCGCCCGGGGTAGACTTGCCAATGTCCCCGCAAGAAAGTTCAACGCCGCGTATAAACTTGAAATAGTGAGTGCCGATGTTTCAGTTATCGTAGGTCCCGCCACCGTCTTTGCCGATATCGCCCTAACCAATATATCTTCCCAGCTCGTTGCGCTACGTTTCGAAAATATCTGCATTGCCGCTTTGATTCTCTGCCCTAGATTCATACCGCAAAAACCTCCACTTCGGTATTCGGTTCGGTATGGATCACGGCTCTATAAAGTGCCATGATGGAGGCCACCACCCCGTCAATTCTTTTACCCGTTTTATCTCGCTGTGGTTTCATAGGCATAATATTGCC